CATCCAAACAGACTGCACGGTATCCTTTCGAGATACCAACTGTTTATTTCACCCTTTTCAGGAGATCGTTTACTATCTGGAACGGATACATCCCAGATACCTGCGGCTCGTTAACTATTCAGGTTGGTGGACAAAGCGGTTGGTTAACCTTTGGGGTGTTTTTGAAGAACACCGCTTTCCGATGAGAAACTTGAACGCTACTTACGACACGTGAGCGACGAACTACTCTTGAGGCATCATCGGGTTTTCAACACCCACCTTCGGCTCTCATTGGTACAAGTGTCACCAGTACCATTATCATTTATCATCTTGAATCACATCAAGGATTTTGGGGGTGTTCTCGTCCAAACACCCCCATGATTCGTTTGGCCAGTTTGGAGTCTTTGAACTTCGAACCAGACATAGATTCATAGATCAAGATTGAGTACCACACAATCCCCAGAATACCACCCCAAACAGGGATGAAACCAAGGATTGAACCTAATGTCACACCGCCAGTGGCGACATTCAGAAGCATAGACGCTGGATGATCGCTCATACACCAATGACTACAAGCCTGAAGTAGAAGTCCCCAGAATTAGTTGGTGTGAACACAAACTGCAATGGATCACCGACATCACTCACTACAGCACTGAAAGTTCCCAATGGATTGGTTTCGAGTTCACCAGAAGTATCAAGGTACACGGTTGTTCCATCAACCAAGACATCAACGGTTGCCATTTGGCGATCATCGGCTGTTGATACAACCACAATAACCTTAACGCCAGGAGTTTCAGCTGTGCTGATGACAACTGGATCAGCTGAAGTCGTTGACAAAGCAAACAGATCGTATGGAGTAGCGGCTACTCCAGTGACGTTTCCACTTCCTTGCTGGATGGAACCAAGTCCCAAAGACAAATGACCACCAGCAACAGATGCATCGGTGCAACTGACGTCTTCTGAAAAGTTGGCTGCTGTTGCTGTCAAAGCACCATCAATGTCTACACCAACTGATACTGAAACTCCTTGAGTTGGAGAAATCAACAACACGTCAGCACCAGCTAATTCAACTACCTTTGTTGGACCTGACATGTCAACGGGGATGGTGGTCAGAGTCAACTCACCAGCAGTCAGTACCGAAGAAGTTGAAGAACTGGTTGAAGGTACGAAGGACAAAAGTGAACTTGAAGTGATGGTATCAAGATCGCTACCAAAACCAATCAATGACTCTGGTAGTGAAACAACACCACCGCCTTCTGCCCAAACAGGGGGAAAACCTGGTCCTTGACTGGTTAGAACTTGTCCATCAACACCAGAACTTGATCCAAGGACCAATTCTCCATTGATGACGGTCACGCCACCATCTTCACCGATGATCGGATCAGGAGCGACAACTGTGTTTACTGGCGATGTGGTTACGCCTGGACCTGAGGAAGAAGAGATTCGCATTTTTGTACCTACTTGAATTAAGGGGCTCTTAGATGATTTATCACACCCGGCTTAAACTTCGTCGTTATCTTGCTCTGGTGGAACAAATTGATCATCAATCAATAACCACCCGATGTCACAATTGATGTTTTCGATGTTAACCATGACAACATCAACTGGTGGAGCCCATACATCTTCATCACCACACCACAAACAGATGTTTTCGATGATGTTATCTTTCACTATTGCGTATCTCATGTTAATCCTCAGAAGTGCGAAACTACAATTACCAAACCTGAACCACCAGCACCACCACCACCGGAGTTGAAGCCGTTCAACGAACCACCACCTCCGCCGCCACCCCCACCAGGGAAGCCACCAGTGCCACCAGTGCCACCAGCTCCTGTGGCACTTGAACCACCACCACCACCACCGCTACCAGCCATAAGAGTGAAGGTTGTTGGTGTTGGTTGGTCATTTCCGTTACCACCGTTGCCGTTAATAGCCCCAGCTGTTCCACCGGCTGCCCCTGAGGTTCTCGCTGAATGAACTGCTGATCCACCGGTTCCACCACCAAAGCCTCCCGGTCCGGTAGAAACACCGCCACCGCCACCACCACCGGCGCCACCAATGACACCGGTGAACAAACCAGTGCTGGCTGTGCCAATGTTACCAGCAACGCTTGCTCCGCCTGAACCACCACCGGCACCACCTGAAGTGCCAAGTAAACCACCAGGACCACTACCACCACCAGTAGTAGAACCACCACCACCTCCACCACTTGCCGTGGCCGCCCTGAAAACGCTGAATGAAGACGTACCGCCTGTTCCACTCGTAATGAATGTATTTCCGTTTGTGTTGTTCACGGTAACAGCACCAGCGCCACTACCACCAGCACCAACGACCACTGATTCAGTAGAACCTAGACTACTAGAATCAAGTCCCATAATCCAAGTAAACGAACCACCACCACCACCACCACCACCGGCGCAAACTGTACCTGATGCACCACGACGACCAGCTCCTCCACCGCCACCACCACTGTAGAGATAGATGTCAACGTACTTGGTTCCAGAGGGTTTTGTCCAAGTTCCATTAGACGAAAAGGTTTGAACGTCTGCTCCCCAATGGTCGATCCACACGGGAGCAGAACTTGCGCCGGTGGATGACAAGATTTGTCCACTGGTTCCGGTGTCACCGTTCACACTCAGAGCACCTAGTTCATTCAGGATCAGGTATCCACCAGTTGTCGCTAACATGATGGTACCACTGACCGAACCACCAGTACCATTCCCAGCCGCGATTGTGATGCTACCAGCTTGTGAAGCTGAATCGCTATCACCAGCAGTGAAAGTTAGCGAACCACCATCTGATCCAGCAGTTCCACTACCACCAGTGAAGTTGAACAAAGTTCCCTGCGGTCCACCAGTTGCGTTATTACCTGCGAAGTCGAACGACCCAAACAAACCACTGAACGAACCAACACCACCAACTTCAATGACACCAGCACCAGCAGCTAAACCGAGTGACAAAGTTGGTGGAAAGGAGTCAGAATAGGTGAAGTCAGCACTTGCTCCGAAGACACCAGAGTCATTGAATTGAACTTGCGTGTTTGAACCAGCTGGTGAAGTTGAACCACCAGCAGCCCATGACAGAACACCCGTTCCATCGTTGGTAAGAACATCACCTGATGTTCCATTCGTACTTGGAAGTACCCAATTGATAGGTGAACTGACGCTCGTTGCGTCGAAGGAGAAGTCGAAACCAACACCAAAAGATTGGTTAGAAGTTCCTTTCAGTTTTAGGAAATTTGCCATGTAGCCTCACTATCATGATAGCAAGGAAGAACCGAAGTCCTTCCTCAAGGTTAGACGGTATTTACGCTGCGGAAACCACGTACTCGACCAGCAAACGGCCAGTACCTACAGTGGCTGAACCAGCACTGTAAGTGATCTCGATTGCTTCGCTTGAAACGTCTGGAAGTTCATAGAAAGGAACTTGATACGAACCAACACTTCCAAGCAACAGATCACCAGATCCGAAATACTTCGATGCGTTGCCCGTGATACCAACGCTCATTGATGGGGTGCCATCGAAAGCGGTGTCCACCACGAAAGTTGATCGAAGAACCAGAGCACCGGCTGGAAGAGTGAAACATGAAACGGTACTCGAAGAACCGAAGTTCAAAGTAGTTGTATCAACAGTGGTTTTGTCACCAGTAGTTGCCGCGCTTGCCCAAGTCGTCACACCCGCACCGTCTGTTTGCAGAACGAAGCCGTTCGTACCAGCAGTCGATGGGAACGTGATGCTCAAGTCTGTTGCTTGCGAGGCACTTGAGATCAAGGTCGTTTTGTAAGTCGTACCGTTAACCGATACCTGAGCAGCGTTGACGTCAGTGAAAGCTGTGTCAGCGTTGTTGCGAACATCCAACGAACCGCTGTTGTTCTTCAGGGAGACGCCCGTTAGACCAATGATGAATTTGCCTACCGAAGTTCCTGTAATTTTCTGGAAGAAAGCCATTAGATTTACCTTAAAGAGATTAAATTTGGTACACTATTGTAACCAAGCCACTACCTTGGGTACTTGCACCCGCAGTTTTGTACAAGTTGATTGTCTGTACACCAACAAATTTGATACCTGGTTTTGCACCGTAAGTTCCTGGTTCCCCGGGCAAATTGTCCGTGGTTTCCATGAGCACCGATGTGTCACCAGTTATCCCAATACTTAGCTGAGCAGACGGATCATCAAACGCTTCTGTGATCACAATGCTCACGCTAAGAACTATCTTGCCACTAGCCAACGTACTGATTGGAATAGTGTCTATGTCACCGTACTGGAAGACTACTTCCACCACGCCTGTGTTTGTCCATTCAGGTTCAGAAGAGGAACCAGTAGAGGAAAGAACTTGTCCTGGTTCACCGTAGTTGACGGCGGCACCAACACCAAAAGCTTTATCGGAGTTGACAGTCAGAGCTGGCTCCAGTCCGATGTTTACGATGAACTTACCACTACCTGAGCTAGGTACTTCCGTTGGTCGTTCACGTCCACTGGTACCAGTTGTGATAATGACATCAGCACCAGGAGTTGAAACTGAGTTACCGCTTGTGATCGAAACAGAACCACCAGTATCACTCGAACCAGCTACGATTGAAATCAATCCACCGAAAGAAGCCGCGGGCTCGAAGTCACTTGAAGTTGAATTACCAGCAGTCAGGGAAACATTACCACCTGATGTCAACGAACCACGTTGCAGAGCCAAACTACCACCCAGTGTGAACCAAGGAGTGGCGTTTGTCATACCTGCTGAGATCAAGACGCTATCAGGTATGTCAGCACCAATGGCATCCTTACCAGCTATCTGGAGTTCACTATCAACTACTTGGAAACGAACACCCGAAAGCATCAACGAGTCGTTCTCAAGGAACAGAAGGTTGGAACTTGAACTGAAGTCTCCACCCACATTGAACTGAATGCTTCGTTCATCTCCGAAAGCTGATCCATAACTGGAACTGGTCAACGAGTACAGACCATCGATCTGACTTTGAAGACCAGTATCGTCTACGTTCGAGAACCCAAAACCCAGAAAGTCATTACCTGAAGTTGTTCCACCGCCTCCACCACCTCCTCCCGAGTTTCCACCAGCCGCACGGAACACGCCTTCGAAGAATTGCAACCAAGGCTGAGTGATCTGGCTAGGCACACCAGTCAACAAAGGTGACTGGAATGGTGGTGGTGGTAGAACTAGTGTGGTTGTTGCCATTAGACAGGCTCGATAATTTGGTAAGCAACTACAGACACATCAGTACCTGAACTTGAATTGATGTCAAAACCAACACCTGGTGTGACTGTACCGATGCTCAAGAACCCTTGTGTGCCACCAGCAACTTGAACCGTTAGCATGACAATTGAATCAACGGTTACTGAAGTGTTTGGGACATTGACCGTTCCCGCAACCAAAGTAACTACATCAGTACTGAGGTTCGACCCACGACCCAATGCCAGCCCTTCACCAGCCATTACCTTCAATGAAGCGTGAACATCACCGGCCACATCGACCGTGTAAGCAGGTTCAGAAGTTTGGAAACCCGTGTAACCAAGCTGTGACATCCAGATCAAAACACCAGGTTCAGCATCATCGAAGCCACTTGACGTGAGCTGCAAGATCATTGCTTTCTTCCAAGTAGTTGGAGTCCAGTCCTCAGTGGCAATGGCGAACAAACCACCTGCACCTGGGTTGATTGAAAGACCATCAGAACCGTTGAATTGAACAGCACCAAGCAGATCACCAGCAATGGTTGGGCTGTAACCCGTTGGACCACCACGATTGCTTGCTAGGGCCAGCATACCACCTTGACCATCAGGGGAACTACCCACGATGGCAGCAGAGGCATAGTTGGTGTTGATCATGAAGTGCGGTTCGGTGTACGCAACTTCCTGCTTGGCTACACCAAGAAGGAATGAGTTGTTGTTGATCGAAACTGGAACTTGAACTTCGGGATCGTCAGTTGTTGTGAACGTGAACCCGTTGTCCACAGACATCAAGATTCGTTGGAAGTTTGAATTGTTGGTGTTGCCGCTCAAGATCTGGGTGTCCACTGTCGATTCAACATCGTAGTTAACCAAGTTCAAAGTTGGGCAGTTCTGATTGTCACGATCCATCGAGATACGGACTCGTGGTTGTAATGAATTCGCGGCCGACGTACTGAATGTCATCACGTTATCGTATGACAGATCACTTACCACTTCAACATCAATCGAGGCACCAGCAATCGCACCTTCATCGTCAGTATCTGAACCACCGAACGAGATCAAACCCAAGCTGTCACCGCTTTGAACTGGACCATCACCTCGTTGCTTCGACATGACTAACACACTTCCTTGTGCATCTGGTGAAACACGAAGCATCGTGATGCCATTCATTTCACTGCTATCTGATTTCAGTTGAATCGCACCATCGTAACCCAGAACTGGTCCCATAGAAGCAGCATTACCACCAAGAACACGTTCGAATTGACCATCACCACGAACTCTGAAGGTTGAAATGCCCGAACCGTCTTCTTCGTCTTTTCGCTTGATTTCAACATTACCAATCGGGAAGATCTCCATTCGTTTCTGAAGATCTGAGTGGTAATACGAAGTTGTGAAGAATTGCAGTGAAGCAGGGTGAACTTCACCATAAGTTGGTTCAGTGATTACACCCTTGATTTCAGCAGCACGAACCAAAGCACCATCGATTCCCATCGCAACACTGAAGTCGATGGTTCCCATGAGCGTACCATCATCAATTGGTGACAACGGATCGATTGGACTGAACGTGATAGTTGATGCACCAAATTGGCCTTGTCCGTCACGTTGGACTACTTGATTAGGTATGTTATCAGGGGTTCCGCCACCACCGCCTCCCCCACCACTGGCAATGCTGACACCATCAAGACTGGCAAAGACCGTGGTTGAACCAGCATCAGTTACGACAATGCGGTACGCGAAGTTAGAATCCAACCAGAAACCAGGAGCACGTCCCGCCGAATCAAGTTCGAACGGATTAGCGGCCGGCGTTCCGTCTGCATCAAGGAACATGGCCTTGGGAACAGAAGTACCAGCAATGAACGAATAGATGAGACCACCAACAAGAACGTTTCCGTCGTTGTCAAAGAACTGACCACCCGAGAAAGTAGGGGAGAATAGATTAGCCATTAAGCAGTTACTCGCATGATGACCATGACAGCATTGTTCACAGGTCGGGTTTCGTTTCCGTTTGATGTTCCACCAGCCGTAGTCGAAACAGCGGGACCACCAGCACGGGCATCACTCACCACTGAACTCCAACCACCAGTGAAGTTGTCAGCCGTGTAGTTGTTGAAGTAGTAACCAGTTGAGTGATTGTGCGCTTGCATTTGACTTGTCTGCAGAGTACCAATCAATCTTCCTGTGTCAATACCACGTCCGTTGTCCCATCCACGAAGGAATGTACCACGGAAGTCTGGGTAGTTGGCTGTTGTGGTTCCGTTACCAACACCGTAAGAAGTACCAATGACTGTGAAGATCGGATCAGTTCTAAGGAAAGTGTCACCGTTGCACTCAACCCAACCATCAGGTGGAACACCAACAGGCCAGTTAATCAAAGCACCCAACGGAATAGCGTTGTTGATTGTGACGAGAGCAGCGGCTACCGTGGCAGCCAATGCGGTTACTTGAAGTGTAAGAGCGGCTACTTGATCAATTAGCTCTTGGTCAACTGGAATTGGACTACCCACGGAATCAACTGCTGAGTAGGCACATTCAGAGACATCAGATAAGATCACTTGTCCGTTATCGATTCGAAGTTCGACCGTACTCAGGAAAGATCCCAATGAAGGTTCAGTGACAACACAACTCAAGATCGATCCGTAGATGTAACCACCACTTTGCAGCAGACGAATTCTTCGTTCGTCATGGAACACTTCTGACCAATTGCCATTGATCACAAACGTAGTGTCATCAACTTTTACTGGCGTCTGGTTCGTGTTGATCCAGAAAGGAATGGTGACTGTATCGCCACCAAATGTTTCAGGAATACCTTCAACGTTGTCAGTTTGACTAAGAACAATGTCGTCCTGGTCTGTGATTACGAAAGTGTAAGCTGTTCCTGCCACCAAACGAACTTGAACCGGGACGCGGCCGCTCGAATCAAGGACAATTGGGTTCTCATTCGGGACATTTCCATCGAGATCGCTGTATGTGGCTTCAGGAGTGGTTGTTCCACTCAAGTAAGTGAAGATTTTTCCGTTTACGAGGATCTTGCCTTCGTTGTCGAAAAGCTGAGTAGCGTTACCCAGAGGTGAAAGTAGTGTGTTAGCCATAAGTTCCTCTAATCAAGGATTTATCAATTACCAGAAAGGATGTTTTGGGAACGTGTGAAAGTCGCTTGTTTTCTTCTGAGATTCATGTACAATACAAACATCGCAACAAGGAGACAACATGTTCAATTTCATTGCAACCGTGGTTACGGCAACAATCAAAGTTCTTAGCGTCTTCTTTCTGGTCTACTTGGCCTACAAAGCTTTGGGTCTGTTCTGGAAGCTGTTGTGGTTGCCTTCCAACTACTTGCATGAACGTGCTCATCGCAAGTCCGATGCAAAGATGATGTCGAAGTTACAAGCTGAATTTGATGCTGACATGGCCAAGAAGTACCCCAATGGTTACACACCAGTTGATGTCAACTACGGAACCGTAAAGCCCAAGACCACGAACAAGCCCACTGAGTTTGTGTCTGCTCAAGGTCGCAAGCTTTTTCGTGATCCCGAAGTCAAGATCCGTGCTAGTGACTTCTTGCGTCGTTAATCACCACTGAGCAACTTCCACAAAGCGTCGTTTGCTTGTTTCAAGGTACCAGGAGGTTGCATTTCATCTCTTGGTACCAAGCCTTCTGAAGTGGCAGCGTTGGTACCAAGTCTTGCAGCCGTTCCAGCCACGTTTGAAAGCGTGTTGGGATTGATAGCAGTTGAACCTCGAATTGCCGCTTGTTGAGCCACGTCTTTGAAGCTTCCTTTCAAAGCTGGCAAGCCACCACCACCGACTGCGGCACCATACAAAGCACCAGAACCAATGTCGTTACCTGATGCAGCAGCTCCCAAACCACCCAAAGCACCACCAGTAGCACCACCAATGACGACGTTCTTGGTTGTATCAAGGAACGACTTACCAGCAGAACCAAGGTTCATACCAGCAGCCGCTTTACCCAAGTCACCGTAGCTCTGATTGTCAGCCACTTCCCATGCGTTCTTGAAGTTGAGTTGGTCGAATTGATCTGCCAAAGCTGATCGTTGAGTCTTCAACCCTTGTGCTTTCGCGCTTTGTTCGGCTGCCTTTGCAGCCATCTGTTCAGCTTTTGCGCTGTTACCTGATTGCTTGTAAAACTTAGCACGGTTGAAGAAGTCATCAGCTGACTGCAAAGCCCCATTGATTTCTTCGCTCAAGTTCTTCAATCTACTGGAAACGGCCTTACCGACACTTGACTGCATGATCTTTGCCTGAGCTATTGGGGCGGCTTTAGCCAAACCACCAAGAGTACCACCAACACCAGCACCAAAGGCGGCTTCTTTCAAGTCTTCGTTGTTGGTAAAACCAGAAACGGCTCCTTGGATTGCACCTTGTCCAATTGGACTAGCCAAACCAACTTTTGCAGCCGTACCAGTTCCACCAGTAACCACCGAGTTAGCGACAGTACCAGCCAATTCACCACCGTAGTAAGCAACCGGTGCCTTCTCAGCCAACGAATCTTGTTCAGCTTTAGTGTATTGAATAGCTTGTTTCCATGTCATACCTGGCGTGTTGTTCATCAAGTTACGAGCTCGATCAGCCAAGTAAGCCATACCAGCAGTCATGTACTTGCTCGTGCCCAGCGTTGCTCCCTTGACGGCACCAGTTCCAGCAGCCAGAGCGTCGTCTGTTGACACCGTGATGCTCTTTGGAGCAGGTTTTACTTGAGTTGGTGGAGTGGCATCTACGAAGCCATCTTCCCAAGGATTCATTGCTTGTGACGGTGCTTGATTACTAGCAACTGGTTGCGATGGTGTGTTTGATGGTGTTACTGGTTCATCAGGAACCCACTTCGACCTTGCCATTTCACGTTTCACCGTGGCGGCATCACTAGTGTTACCAGCCAGAACCGCTTTCTGGTATTCAGCATTCAAGATCATTCGACGATCAGTATCTCGAACAGATTGTTGGGCCGGTGTGACTTTCGTTTGTGGGGTGGCATCTACGAAGCCATCTTCCCAAGGATTCATTGCTGACATTATTGCTTCACCCAATTCTTAGGATCTCTTTCATTACCACCGTTGAACACAAGAACACGTCCATCAGGTGTGGTTACTCGTTGTCCTTTCTTGTATCTTGAAATCGGAGGTGTAACCACTGGTGTGGGAGTAACCGCTGGAGTTGGTGCCCCATTCACGTTTGGTGTACCAGGAGCAGAAGGTAGACGACTTGTCTGTGAAACTGCGTTTGCTCCTACTTGGCTTGATTGCAATTGGCTTGCGCCGCTTTGCAGCTTAGTAAGGATTTCAGCTGGTGTCATTCGAGTTGGATCAATCATGTCATTGGGGAATGAACTGTTGTGAACTTGAATGCTCGTAGCCAAACCAGCAAGTTTCGGGTTGTGACCAAACAAACGGTTCCACGTCGTACCACCAATGGTACCAACAATGGTGTTGTTGATTCGTGGGTCATCCTTGACCAGAGTAGCAATACCCTCGATCGCTTGGTTGTATTGATTGATGCGAGCACCAAGTTCAGCTGATCTACCAACGGCATCAGTACGCGCACCTGGTTGAACAATCTGTGCTGTTTGAGCATTTGCTAATGCTTCCTTGACACCAGGCAAAGTCATGACATCACGGAACGAAGCTGTGTCAGGTACTGGTTGACCAGCCATGGCAGCGATTTGACGTGCTCGTTGACTGACAGCCGAGTTAGGATCACGTCCTTCAGGGCTGTCACCAACAGCTTCGAGTTCAACCTTTTGTCGTTGTGTTTGCAAACCAAGTTGGGCTTCAGTAACGGCCATAGTTCGTTCAGCCATAGGTGTGACACCCTGGTTGGCAACGGCGACCGTGTGTCCTTTTATCATTGCCATGATTCGTGGATCAGTCATGTCAATGCTGTAGCGTTGAGCAGCCTGTTGCATGGCACCAATGATGTATTGCTTACGAGCTTCTGGGTCTGTGATGTGGTTAGCGATAGTTGAAATCGAGTTAAAGACTTCATCGTCAAGCGCTTTCTTGTTCTTACTCAGAAGAGTAGGGTTGTTGTCAGTAGCGAACTTGTTAGTGATGTCTTTGGCTGCGTTGTCCAAGTAACCAGCAGCAATCTGAGTAGCGGCATCTGGGTAACCAGCTTTGGCCACTGCGTCAGTTGCTCCCTTGGCATCAAATTCAACAGTACCATCAGGATTGGTCTTCGTGTATTGCGAAGTGATGTCCTTGACTGCCTGTTGCTTCTTTGCTGCGAAGATTTGTTGCTGACTTTGTGCCTGGATACCAGGGTTCTGAGCAGCCATGTTCTCAGTTGCTTGATTAGTTTGGCGGATACCAGCGCGAGTAGCGTTTGCTTGCTCGTATTGGTTCATCGCGTCGAGAATGTTTGGGGCCTTGGCTTCAAGGCTGATACGAGGATCTAGAGGCATTTCATTTACCGGTTAGGAAGTCTATCAATGGAGATTTATCGATCAATCGCCGTATGTTCCGGCGACACCCCCTACGGTGCCATTGTAACCATTCATGTTCCATTGAGCAGTGTTGTTAGTTGGCGTGTTCAACCAGTTCCATGCAGAACCAGCAGCACCAGCTCCTTGACTCAAAGCAGAACCCCAAGCGTTTGCGGAACCAACTTGCCCAGCAGCCGTAGATGCAGCACCAGAAGTCAGGTAATTGCTTGCGTTGTTGGCTGCACTCATTGTCGTGTTGCCAATTTGACTGGCGGCATTTTGACCTGCGGCACTTGAGTTGTTGGCAGCTGATTGACCAGTACCAGCCAAAGCGCTCAATCGATTGAACAAGTTGGTTTGTTGGTCCGTGTAACGGTTGTAAGCAGCCTGGTATTCCTGGCTAGCCGCACCCTGGTTGTAATTGATGATGTCAGCTGCGTTCTGACCACTACCTATCATGCCACGAGCAGCCGCACTGTTCTGGAGAGCGCGGTTACCCTGATCAAGTCTGAACTGATAGCTGGGATCCAATGTCAAGTCACTAGGAGTGAACTTATCACTGAGTTGATTCTTGTAGACATCACCAGCTGTTTGCAGTTCTGCGTTGGTCGCTCCGTTGTTCGTTACACCAACGTTACCAATTCCATCAACGTAAGTTGAGAAAGCACCACCTGCACCAGTCGTTGCACCATTGAGATCAGTACCCGCATGACTAATCAAGTTACCCTCGGAGTCTCGTGGCAGATCAGCTGAGTTAGTGGCATTGCCCAAACCCATTGCGCTCAAAAGCGAACTGTAAGCCAGTTGACCACCACGTTGGTATGGTTGCTGGTTAGCCAAGCTTTGTTGGTATTGCGCCCATTGCAAAGCATTTGTGTTGTTTGCTGCCTGGAGTTGGGCTTCGGCCGCAGTTGTTGCTGCACCAGCTTGCGTCTTAGCTGCATCCTTTGCTCCCTTTGAAGCCATGGCACCACCAGCGACGGCGCCTGCTGCCGCAATAGCCGCACCACCGATGATCACTGAGCAGAACTTCAAGTTCAAGCTTTCGTGTTCTGGGAATCTCTTTGTCAGTTTCTTCATTTCTTACCTACTCCGTTGAGTCGTTGTTTCTTGAAGACCGCCGCCTCTTTCTTGCTTGGCTTCTTCTTGGTTTCTTTGGGGAGAACTGGCTTTCTCAAGATCTTCGTGAAGACCAGTTCAGTTCCTTTGTAGCCCAGTGATTCAAATAGCTGTGAGTGATTGAGATGGATCTTGGTGCCAGTGATGACTTTCACAACACCCAGGTCTGTCAAGCTCTTTTCAGCAAACAGGAACATTTCAACACCAATCTTGCTCTTACGATGAACTGGGTCAAGGTAGTAGAGATCAACTGTTGCATGTAAGGTTGATTTGTAGTGCAGATGACTGTTGATCAAACTGATGTGGTAACCAATGACCTTTCCATCAAGTCTGGCTGTCACAACGTGGAGCTTGCCAGCGTTGTCAACATCTCGGTATCTCGCGAAGTCAATGTCTTGTGGGACATCTTGGTGATCAAGACCAAGTTCATCCCAGTGTGCCACTTCGTACTCCAACATTTCAGCAATCACATCGTTCCAACGTTCAACCTGGAAGCTGGTTCCACTTGGGTAGTCAGTTCGTTTAACTGATTCCTGAATTGCAATCTCGCGATGTGATCTCGTTTCTGGTGGCAACTGCTTCGTGAGATCACGAAAGAGGTTCATACAAGGCTTCAAGTGTTCGTTGAAGGTCGTGCGTAGGTCGATGATCAGCGTTAGACGGTCCACCATGCTGTCGTTCCTCACTGAATGAGTCGCGGCGTTGTTCACCCAGAACAAATCCCCTGGTAGGGGTTCCATGACTTCATCACCACAGATGAACTGAGCACCTGGTTCGTTCTGAAGGCAAAGATGGAATCGTTGGTAGTATTCAGCTGGTGGTCCTTGATCTTCGTGAGGAGCAATGAACGCACCAGGGGCCATCTTTGTGATCATCACTCGTCCAATTTGATCAGCACGAACTGCTGGCATCAACTGGTAGATGATCTGGTCAACTGGAATCAAGTCACTTGCTGGGTACCAATAGCAATCAGTAGCCACAACCGCTTGTTCTAGAGATTGATCCATCCGATTGAATCGGATCAAGATGTCATCAACTTCCAGATGCGGTGACTTCAAACCATAGTCGTTTTCCACGTGAGTGGTTCGAATTGGATTCTGGTTCCACAATTGAGGGTTGGCATCCAGCGCATCCAAAATTGGTTGAACGTTGATCTGATTGGCTAGTTTCTGAAAGTACATAAGGTTCCTTGTTATTTCAAGGATTTATCAATTTGTAAACTGCAAGCCGCTAATCTTTGCAATAATGACGTTATCAATGCTTGCTTGGGCAAGAACACTTCCACCTGGTGTAACACCAAGTCCTTGTGCCACTGGGACCTGAATCGTACCATTAGCAGGAACCGTGAACTGACCAAGACGTGAAGTTGAGTTCACAACCAAGGTTGAACTGAAGTGAATAGTGACTTGAACAGCAGTAGAACCAGTGTTCGTTAGAGTGAACTTCGTCACGTTCGTGTTTGTACCAGGTGGTCCGATGTAGAGACTACTAACGGTTGAAACAAGAAGGAACCCTGGTTGTAGGGCAAGGAAGGAAGTAGCCATTATGAATTACCTGGTGTTATGATCAGTTGAGCTGAAAGCATCTGAACCGATACTGGATCTGAAACGGAAACACGAAACACTCGGTCAGCCGAGTAACCAAGTCTCCACCATTGGGCACGAACCAAGTATTGACCAATCTTACCGAGTTCAACTGAGATGTCAGGACCAAAGGTGAGACCACCATCATCGCTGATGTTCAAAACTGCAACCGGGTTTGTACCGTAACCTTCACCGTTCGTACCAACACCAAACTTGAAGTCGACTTCCAACATGTTGAAGAAGTTACGATCCAGTTGTTTGCTGACGTGTGGTGCTTGGCGAGTGCGAACTAACGGGTATTCACCATCAGTGTAGGTCTCGAAATCAAGTACGAACAATTGACCTGTTTGGTCATCACCAACGATGTGTTCTCCATTGAAGAACATGTGATTGATTGCACGGTCGTTGCTGGTTACGCCATTTCTGTTTGTTTGACGGACATGCCAAGCTGGTTCTGTCATGTCAAAACACCAAGTTTTACCCAAACCTGGTACTTGAAGACAGTAGAACATGTGACCATCGATCTGTTGTGTGTAAGCCGTACTAGCACTCAAGTCCGCTCCAGCTTCCTGTAGACTGAACTCAACCGCGTGCGTGCTGATTCGTGTTGCCACGTCACCATTGAGAGTGTAAACCATACCAGACCCTTGGTTGTCACGTCCAAGCCAGATAATCGTACCGTTCAAGTTCTTGATTGTATGACTGGCTACGCATCCAAATGGAATGAACTTACCACTCACTCGTGAGAAAGGGGTCACTGCGCCACCGGCATTGAACCAAACTTCAGTGTTCTTTTCACCAAACAGATAGATCTGACCCACGTTCACTTTCAATCCAACCACGTTATCTGAACTTGATGTCTTTGCAAACAAGTTCAAGGTAGGGAAAGCAACTGAGTAAAGATCAGAATAGAAGCATTGTGTGGTTCCGCTTCGGTTGAACACGAAGTAGCCGTCAATGAAGTCAACGGAAGAAGCTGGATAGAAGTGACCATCAGTGATCTGAGTCAGTGTGCTTCCGCCGATGTCAACCCAGTAACCGTAAGTACCATCAACTATTACAACTTGTTGGCCGTTGTCCGCAATGCTGACTTGCCCACTGCTTGTGATTAGTTGACCAGCCACCAAGGTAACACCGAAGTAAAGACCAGTTTCAGGATCAACCCCCGATGTGATTCGATACAAGGAAGACCCAATGACAGCAAACGCTACATTGGGACTGTTACTTGGTTGCCACAAACCACGGACACCGGTGTTCAACTGGCTATCCCATCTCAGGGTCTTGCCAGGTACACTCATGAGTACGGCGATTTGACTTTCTTTTGCTGGGGACAAAGCAGCATCGTTCTTTTCTGGGTACATGTTGATGGTCTGTGAGGCATTGAAGCGTTCACTTCTTGCCGTGTAGGCGTCTCCAACCCAACCAACGTATGGTCCTTTGATTGAGTTAGCCATTAAAATTGACTCCCGTCGATGATAGGACTAGGACCACGGCCTTGACGTCGTCCGTAATCAATGCAACGAAGATAACGAGGTTGCATGTTGATCGCTTTCAAGTTTCCCAACGACTCAGCAGCCACTCGAAGAACAGCAGGATCAGCAGTTCGTCCGTATTCAGGTGCCAGCAAAACAGCCAAGTTGTAACGAATAGCTTGTTCGTATCCTCGTGGGAATTGAACTTCGTCATTCAATGATTCAAAGTTATCAAGTGGTTGATCCAACCAAAGAACTATTTGGTACGATGTTGTTGGAATAGGCCAAAAGGTCAAAGTCGCGTTCGGAACTTCTGGGTTGTAATAGACAGTTGTCGGGATCGCGCTGTGTATGAATTTAGCCGTGATAGATGCCTGCTGTGCATCATTCAAGATTGTGATTTGTTGATCAACTGGTGTGCCACCGCCTTGAGCGTATCTCAAGTAGCAGTAATTCATCACCATTGGCCGTTCAAGTTCCCAAATACCATCAGGTCCAAGAGTGTAAGTTGATTCGCCTGGGATCAAGTCAAAAACTCGTGTGGTGGTTTGGTAGATGGTTAGATTCTGGGTTGACCAGTTATCCAACATACTCTTCAGTGAATAGAGCGCTGTTTCAGCATCAATTGCTGAAGGTGCTCTTCCTGGTTGGGTAATGCCGAGAAGTCGCAACGCCCCGGTTACAATCGATCTTACAGTGGCTGACATGGATGTAAATGCTCCTTTAGTCTTCTACTTATTGGAAAGTGAATGGTCCTCGCGAATTACCACGAGGACCCAATGGATTACTTGGCTAGGCCGAGAGCAATCACGTATGCCTTCAAAGCATTAACCAAGACCAAAGCCGTAGGCAGGTCAGTGGCATCAGCTGGAAGAGTGCCTTGAACAACGCCGACGGATCCGAAGAAACCGACGGTATCAGCAGCATTACCCAGAACTGGGTTAGAGCTGACATTCACATTAACGGAAGAGGCCGTTACGCCTGGAGTTGACGAAGTAGTCATGTATTACCTTTATGGTTGGGGCCGAAGCCCCCGTGTGATTAGAACGAAATACGAGCTGCGAGTTGAGGACGTTGAGCGACAAAGCCGGTCAAGCAGTCAATACGGTGCAGTTCAGCCATGCTACGAATGTCACCACCCTTTGCGTACATGAGACCATAACCCAGTTCGTCGTCATAGACAACGCGTGAGTTGATGCCCATGTCAGGGCCAGGCATGTCAAACTTAGCGAAAGCAACAGCGAAAGCGTCGTCTTCGTAAGCCAGTGCTTGTGCGAACGTTTGAGCGGTCGTACCAACAACAGCAACAGCGGCACCATCAAGTGGCAGAGCTGAAACGTTGCTTGCACCAGAACCAGGACCAACCATTGCTGGGGAGATCTGGAGTGCTTGGGTAGTACCAGGAGCGTTCTTAGCCGTGATCACGAACTGTTTCAAGTACGAGTAAGGAGTCTTGGTTTGCGCGTTCACGTCATACACACCAGCGAACGTCACGACGTCACCAATGTTCAGAGTAGAACCAGAACCCCATGACTTCGTAGCGATGATGGAACCACCAGCGCTGTTACCGTCAACAACAGGAGAACCAGTGAAGACACCGTTAGTGTGACCACTGATGATCGAGGTTTCGAACCAGTCAAAACCGTGCATTGTGGACAGGTAACCGTTTTCGTTCGAATCACTAACCAGCTTTTGGTTGTTGAAAACGTTGGTGTTGAACACGGAACCTTGACCAACATAGTCAGGAGTACCGAGCAACTTCAAACGTTGTGGTTTAGCCAAGTTGTTCATCAAACGTGAACGGGTATTCTTCACCAAGGTGTTGTAAGCCGTTTGATCAGCTGGGAACGTACCTGGTGTACCAGTAACAGTGTTGATTGCAATCAAAGCCTTGTCCAGGTTGTACTGGTCGATCTGGTTGGCTGCCGAGATCATAGCTGGTTCGATGAAACGTTGCATGAACAAGTCGATGCTCAGTGTCAAGTCTTGAGTCGAGAACTGTAGACCGCGAGTGACCCAGTTGTCAAGTGCCAAAGCAACTGACGTTTCAGTAGCACCTTGCGCTTGGAAGTTACTTCCAGTCGTTTGTTGGAACTGAACAGGCAGACGAATGTTGTAAGTATCGCCAATCTTGTTGTTTGCTTGACCGAACTTGTCGGAGTAAACAGCCTTAATCGACTTAGTGAACACCAATTGGTTGGTGAGGGATTCCAATGCGACGTTTGCAATTTCGACATTGGTCAGGAGCGTGTTAGTAGTCATTTCAATTACCGTGGGGATTACCCCGTAGAGGTTATTAACGACGGGTCTTCAATGCTGCTCGGTTCTTCTTCCACGAATTGTAGTCATCTGGGTTTGTACGCCCAGGAGTGCTACCATCCAAAACTGGAGGAGGAGAGCTCGCCTTCGTAACCGTCTTAGTTGCTGGTTTCGATTCATTAGAATCACGTTTAGCCAACAACTTTGCTTCTGCTTTACCTACTTCTACCATTTGTCGAGATGGGCTCAACTTCGAGATAGATGAAAGCAAAGCTTGATCTTTTGCAAAGAAGTACATGAGTTCAGGCCCGACTTGTGATTCACGAATGTACTCAAAAGCCTCATTACATGGCGGTGCCACGCTTAAAGGTCTCTTCAATACAGACATCAAATCAGGTATCTTAGATTCTGCTTCGGTAAGTCGAGTGTTCCAAGTTTCAGCTACTTTGCGTTGAACATGTTGGTGTTCGCGCTCGGCCATCTTCTTCTCGAACATCTGTTCAGCTTTGTAATCCGCCACAGCTGAAGTGTATTCCGAGTATGTCTCGAAGTCTTCAGGATCAGGTTCACTAGCCTTGTCTTTAACTGGTTGCGCCCTTGGAGCCTTTTCGCTCACTTGGTTGTAAACCAATTCTCGATGTTTCTTCAGTTCAGCTTCTAGTTCGCGATTGCGTTCTTCTACTGCTCGCTTACTAGCGGTCAGTTTGGAGAGTCGCTTTGCAAATCCGCCTTTCTTCTTGTTTCCTTGGTCGTTCTCGGTTGTTTCGTTCTCATCGAAGCCGTCGTCGTCTGCTTCTTCGTCATGATCCGCGTGATCAGAGTCAAGTTCGTTACTATCAAGTTCTTGGGTGCTTTCAACCCCTTCGTTTTGACCAGTTTCTGAAGCTGATTGTTCTGGTTGTGAAACCACAGTAGCCTCTACAGGCTGGTTACCAATGTTGATTATGGCCATCTGACATTCCTTTTGGAAAGATTAAGCCGGGTCGTTATGTGGACCCGTACACGTTACTCTATTTACTAAAAAGACAAGAATTTATTGATCTACTGGTGGCAATTTGACTGCCGTCACGTCAACGTTCACTGGATTCATGCGTTCGTGGTGTTCAACTGCTCGATCATGCATGGCATCGACCATTTCAGCTGCCGCTCTAACGGATTGAACGTCAGTTCGTTGCTGTTCAGCATTTGCCTTGATCTGTTCTGTCTTGAAGTCCAGAGCAACCTTGAACTGGTCACCACGAAGCTGCTCTTCCTTGAGTTCTAGTTCCTTGAACTTCACTTGTGCGTCAAGTTCTACCTTAGCCATTTCAACTTCGTTCTTTCTGGAGTTCAATCTTACTTCAAGTTTCAAGTCGTCGTTCTCTTTCTTCAGCTGTTCCGCTAGGTCAAGAGCTTGTTTGAGCCCTTGTTCCATCTGTTGTGCTTTCTGGGTCACTTGAGCCAGTTGGACTTCTGCATCCACACCGTCGTCAGTCTCACCAGTTGCTTCCAGGAGACCAGGAGCAGTCATGGCCAAGTTAGCCTTCAGGCGCTTGCTGATGACTTGAGCGTCTTGCCAGTCCATGTTCTTGACAACCAAGTCAGCGAACAAACCAACTTTATCAGGAACAGCTCGTGCCAGTTCCATCATGCTGTCAACCGCCTCGCCTCGTTGGGTGGCGTAGCTCTTACCAGTCGTAATCACCACGTCGTACTTGCCAATGGTCACATCGTTGGGTGTTCCCTTACCATCAGGGGACACGTATCCATTGATTGCCACCATTTCTGCTTCGCCAGTAGGCTTCACGATCTTGACAGCTCTCGCCGTGTCGTATGTCTTCGGGATCAACTCAACCAGTTGAACACCCGCAAACTTGATACTTCGCTTCAGGTTGTTAAAGTAGTGACTGTTCGTGGTAGCTGATTGGGCTTGACGGGCCAAGATAGCCTTACCGCTTTCTTCGCCTTGTCGGTTACCCAAGGAAGCATCAAATACACCGCTGACCGCTTTCAGGTCTTCAGCGAAGGAAGCTCGGGTCATTGCCACTGCCTGGATCGCTGGTTCAGCGTTCATTCGTTGTGGCAATGGAGCAATTTGACCATTAACCATGAAAGGATTCACTGACAAGAAAGCGTAGTTGTTTGAGTTTGCGTTTTCCCATTCAACTTCATGTCCTTCAAACTGCCCAGAGTAACCAATGAAAGGACTCTTGGGTGCCAATGCAATCGTTTCGATCTGGAGATTGGCTTGAAGGTTGTAGATCTTTTGTGGGTCTCGCATGGCACGGACCATACCTTTCACAATTCTCTGTCCATCAATGGTAATGAAATCACCACGGACAGGTATGATTGGAATGTATGAACCGTCCCAGTCTGTTTCGCTCAAGACTTCAACCCCGTTCAGAAGGTACATCTTGACCTTCAAATCAAAGTCTTTTCGTGTCTTAACAATTCGCTTGACTGTGATAGGAGCAAAACCCATTGGATCGTTTCTGAGTTGTTCAGACTTCCATTCAAAGTTTTGGTCTTCTTCCGATGGTTCGTCTCGGGTCGATTCCAATGAAGATTCAGCTGTGCGAAGATCAGTTGTTTCTACTTGGTAAAGAGTGTATGGTGTGTACTCACGTTTCCAGTATTCAACTACCATGACGGCGTCTTTGCTTGCCCAAACAGGGGAACCAACCGCTGAGATCCAACCACTTGAGTTCATGTTTTCAGCAAGCCTACTATCACCAAACTTGTTCTTGAACTCTTGTGGGCTCATGGTCTTTGTAACCATGACCGTGTTGGCGTCACGACCATCAGGTTCTACTGAGTTAGGATCAAACAACACGCTGAACGGGTTATCGATCTGCTTGATGAAGAGCTCTTGGTCAAACGAACCCGGGATCTCTTTCTTCGTAATACGGAAGTATCCTTCACCAATGGCTGTCTGGTAGTAACCGGCATTACCATAAGCTGAATTCGCGTTGCTTTCTTCTTCGATGTGACGGATCATACCAGTGATAATAGCAGCCGTGTCCACATCCGCACCATCACCATTGGGTGATACTTGAATACCAGGCATGTTTTCACGCATGTCATTGACAACAACTTGAACCGTAGGCGAGATTCGATCAACGGTGAAACATGGACGACCAGTGTTCTGTCTCAAGGTTCGTTCGTTGTCATCCCATTGATCACCAGTTGAATAACGAAGATCAAGTTCTTGTTGGATACGGTTCAAGCTAACGCCATCAAGAACCATCTTCATCCAGTCACGTGCTTCATCAACGATTGTCTGTTTTGTTACTTTCTTCTTCATTATCAACCTCTAAATGGGGCTTTGTGGTGAGCAACCCTGACTGGATTTCGCTCAAGTTCTTTGATTTCAATCAACATCTTGTTCCATTCAGCTTCCGTTGGGGTTCTTTTCATCTGTGCTTCAAAGTAAGACCAGATAAAGTCCTCCAAGGAGATCTTTGGGTTTCGTGGAACCATGCTCAGTTGTTCGATGTATGTCATACTTATCCGGAGAATGTCCGTGGGATGCTACTTCGATTAGATCCAGGGGGTTTCTTAACTTTTGCCAAGTCTCTACCCATCATGGCGTAGCGCCATGCGTCCATCAAGTGGTCAAAGCTCTTGTGGATCTTGCCTTTTTCATCTCGGTGGTACAAACGTATTTCAGCCAGGAAGTTCGTCAAGTTACTGAAGACTTTGATTCGTCCTTCGCTCAGCAATTGCCAGCAAGTGAACAGACCAGTTTCAACCGCTTTATCAGCGTTGTGGATCTCCAAACCAAGATCACGATACATCTGCATCAAGTTTTCACCGTCTGTTTGGCTTCGTCCGTTAGCAGCTGAGTCGATGGTTCCCGGGATCCAATCACCTCTGGCTCTGATGGATGAAGCATGGATACTTGGATGCTCTTCACCCAAGTAATGTTCAGAGTACAGATAAGTGATACCCGTATCTGGGTCTATTGCTAGCCATACAGCGGCTGTCTTCTTCCAACCTACGTCCAAACCATACATCTTCTTCCAATGAGCTGGAATCTCGAATGGTTCGATGACGTAAGTGGTTTCAGGTACTGGATAGATGACACCAGCTCCAAGTGAAGGAATCCCCTTACTACGAGCATCTCGTTGGAAAGGAGGAATGGAGTTCATCAACGAGATCTTTTCGCTTTCACTCAAGTGTCCGCATTCGTCCCAGGTGGCATTCACGGAATACTTGTTGTAACCAACTTCAGTTGATTCAGTAGTGAAACCATGTTCACCGTAGTAGTCCTTGATCAGAGGAGTCAAGCCTTTCAATGGGGTGAAAGTCATGATAACGATGCAATCAGACGTCATCGTACGAGTCAAACACTCAACGTAGACATCTTGTGGACATTCTTCGTCGATCAGGATGTTTCGTTCAGTTCCTTGAAAAGCTGCTCGTCCGCTTTTCGTTGACTTAAACTCAACAGAAGAATAGGCCCCACTGACGTGTCGTACTCTGAATGAATCGATCAAAGTATCGCTCTTCTGGGCATCCTTCAAAGTGCTGTAATCGATCAAGTCCCTTGGGATCAAACCATTACCCAGGTCCCCAATCGGACCCAACAAAGCTGGTTGGAAAGTTCCCTTGATGGTATCGGAGTCAACACAAACAATCCACCAGTGGTTGACCGTGGTGAATCTCTTACCTTCCCACCAATCGGGATAGATCCCCGTTAGATGCATGACCAGCTCACATTGAGCTGTCACGCTCTTACCAATACGGTTACCAGCCATGAACACTCGTTGTTTGTAGTTCTTACCAGCAGCCATGAATTCACGATGCTTCTTGTAAAGAACCTTGTCTTCGTGCATGGTAAGGAACTTCGTCGCTTGTTCACGACGAGCGAGTTCCATTAGGACGTCCTGAAGTTGATTCATTGGTTCCTGTTAACTTCCTTGTACTCACCATCAATGAAAGCCCATCGCATTCCTTTTCGTGGGGCTCGATAATTGGTAGAG